TTGGCGATCAGCTCGGCGCAGTAGTCGACGTAAATCTTGACGCCGGCGATCATGTCTTCGTCGACCGTGATATCCGGCCACTCGTCGAAGACATCGCCCAGGAACTCTTCCGGCTCCCGCCCGGTCAGAAGACATTGCTCGCCGACGTGATGCGCGACGGTGCCCTTCCGGCTGTGCGGGTTTTCCTTGTCCGGGTATTTCGCTTCCATCGCGCGGCTGCCGGGGCAGAGCCGGCGCCGCTTGAAGGAGGACGGGCTGTTCTGGCTATGCGCGCCCATTACTCGGCATCCTCGTAGAACTCGGCGCGGATCTCCTTCAGCTTGGCGTAGCAGGCCGGGATATCCTCTTCAGCGACATCGGCGAACTTCTTGACGCCGAAGCCTTCGTTCAGGACGGTGCGCAGCCGCGACGAAATGGCGATCTGCATCGCCTGGTCGTCGTGGTCGTAAACCATGCTTTCGCCGTAACTCTTGAGGTCGCCGAGCGTGAGGGGTGCGTCGCCTTCTTCCGGCACGCTTTCCGGCGGTGCGGCGTCGGCTTCCTTGGTCTGTTCGGCGATCGCTTCCGTGCGGGGCTCAAGCGTCGCCTCGCGGATCGCGTCCTGGTGCTTCTTCGGCAGGCGGCCGTGCTGGCGCTCCCACCACCCCACGTCGTAGGGCTCGCCCGACGTGGCGATCTTCTGCAGCTCGTCGCGCAGCTTCTCGGCGTTCTTGCCGCGGACGACGGAGAGGTCTTCCGTTTCTTCGTTGGCCGGTTCTTCGCTAGGCATGGCGGAGTCGGCGACCTGTTCGGCTTCTTCCTTCGTCATCGGCGGGCCTTGCTGAGCGCACAGCTCAGCTTTCTCATAATCAACTTTGGTTACGCTGCCGGCTTCATCCGAGACTAGTAGTTTCGGGCCGTCCCCGCCCGCGAACGACAGCAACATCGCCGCGACGCGCGAGACTGTCGCCTGCGAGTCTTTCTCGGTAAGTGTGATATTTATGTCCATTTGTCTTTCTCCATTTCTCTCTAAAACCGACATTAAAGGCCCAAAGCCGCGATATCCGCCGTCTTGCGCGCCACGGCCGCCTGTATCTTCTCGTCGATCGAGCCCGGGATCGTCGCGAAGTAGGCGATGCACCCTTTATTCTGACCGATCCGATGAATGCGTTTGGCGGCTTGTTCGTTCTCGGCCGGCACCCATGACGACTCCACGAAGATAACCGTGTTCGCCGCCGTCAAGGTGAGTCCCGTTCCGGCCGCCTGCATCTGCCCGACGAAATAATCCGCTCTGCCTTCCTGAAAATCGCGCACCGCCGTCTCGCGATCCGCCGGTTTCGTCGCGCCGGTAAGCTCTACACTTTTCGCTAAACCCGACATCAAGGCCACAATAACGCCGCGATGCTGGGCGAACAATACCGCTTTCTTGATTTCGCTCTCCCGCAACCACTCCAGCACGCCGTTTACCTTGGCGAGCCCGGTGACGCGCCGGAGCGTGGCGACGTGCGGCGCGATCGCCCGCAGCGCGTCGAGCGTGTCGCCTCCTTTCGCCATCGCGCGCTCAACCTGTTCGCGCTCGTCATCCGGCAGCCCAGCCAAATCGCCCGCGACCGGCAATGTGTCATAGCGCATAGGCGGCAGATCCTTGAGCACGGTCTTCACCTTCCGGCGCATCACATGCCCCTTCAAACTATCGCGCAGCTTGTCGAGGTTCTTGCCTTTGACGATTTCCAGCCCGAACCCGTTGTTCCGCGTCTCGCAATAGCGATTCACGAATTGCCAATAGGTCATCACCTTGTCTTCGCGGAAGGTGATCGCGGCCGGAAAGAGCGTCTTCATCATCGCGTAAAGCTCGCTCGGGTTGTTGGGCATCGGCGTACCGGTCAGCGCCCAGGCCCCGCCGCTTTGCTTCGCTATCGGGCCGTAGACGGCTTTCGTGCGCGCCGCCTTCGGGTTCTTCAGAAAATGCGCTTCGTCGAGGACCAACAAATCCCAATCGATCGCCGCCAGCTTCGTCTTATTGCGCGTCGCATAATCGTATGAGCAGACGTTGACCTTGCCGGCGACCGGCGAATCCTTACCTGTTTCCAGCACAACGCACTCGCCCGCTTCGCAGGCGCGCACCTCCTGCGGCCAGACCTGGCGCACCGACGCCGGGCAGATGACGAGGACGGACTTGTAGCCCTTCGCCCGCCACGCGAACGCCGCCTGCGTCGTCTTGCCCAGGCCCGGCTCGTCGAACAGCCCGGCGTAGCGGTTGCTCGCCAGGAAGGCGACGCCGGCCTTCTGGTAGGGGAAGAGTTGTCTCATTTCTTAAAGTACAGAACCGGTTCGATGTCTTCTTCGTAGCGGCTATACCCTACGAATTCACCCGGCCACTTTTCCAGGTATTGATCGATCCAATCGAAGAATTTTTCGATCTCGTCCCCGTAGTTTTTGAGGTCGGCGCGAACGACGAGACAGTACGCCTTACGTATCGCATCATAGCGAAATTCCTGAGTCGAAAACGGGATGAAGTAATAAGAGCTACAGTTGAGAACGGAACCCCACCTATCGCACTTGAATAGATCGTGGTTCGGGGTTTTCTCCGGGGCGGATTCGCCTTCACCTATCATGTAGCGGATTATCTCAATAACATCGCCAGGCGTGTCACTCCGCAACGGCGCGGCGATTACAATTTCAGTATACATACCCACGGCATTCTCTCCTTACTGCTCAAAACTCCAATACAGGATCGCCAAAGCGTCGGCCTCGTTATCGTCGACAACCTCATGCCCTCGCTCGATAGCCGAAGCGATCATCGCTTCCTTCGGCGCGTTGCCCTTGCCGGTCCAGAATTTCTTGATCGTGCCCACGGGCACGCCGGCGTAGGGTATCGCCTTCTCTTCGCAATAGGCGGTCAAACACGCCATCAGCCCGCCGTAGACATGCGCGGCGTCCGTGCCGCGGTGCCGGCGCACCTCTTCGAAGTAGACCTGGCTCACACCAAGCGAGTCGCTGATCTCGTCCAGCCACTTGCGGAACCGCACGTAACGCATCCCGCCGCCGCTGTACCGGTCGTTCTTGAACGACTCGGCGCCGGACAGAATGTTATCGTCGCTGGCAATCGCCCAGCCGGTCGTCGTCCCCAGATCGAGTGCTAGAATAGGCATGTTACTGTCTCCTTGACCCTGGTTTCCCACCTTTGTTTCCGCCTAAAATGCGGCGTTCTTATGGCGCCTGGCGGTCGTGCCGGGGTACCGCAGCCCGCAAATCGGCGTAGAATTCCGTAAAACCCGACAGCGAATTGACCACGAGATTAGTGTTGTCTTCTAAAGGCAAGCCCTTTTCGCTCGAATGCCCGTCAAAAGTGCTATGACTCACGGTTGTGGAATCGACCTCGATATGCACGCGAACGCCGCCGAGTTCCGTCGCGGCCGCCAGCTCGTTGGCGAACCGGCAATCGTCTGTGACGACGTTCACGCCGGCGCCGAGCAGCCGCTTCACTTTCGCGCGCCAGACCCCAACCCAGAAATCCTCGCCGATACAATCCCGGCCCCACTCAGTGCCGAGCGTCTGCATCGCGTGCCGCGGCGTGTTCCCGCAAAGCAGATCGCAGGGACGTTCTTTGTTATGCCCCTCGATCTCGGAATCGGTTAGCCCGATCGCGCGCAGCATGTTCTTGAGCGGAGCGGCGAACTTCACGATCTCGTAGCCGTGATGCTGGGCGAGGTAGTTCGCGGCTGTCGACTTCCCGGCGCCGGCTTTGCCGGTGAGGATGATGAGAGTCATTGGCTGCCACCGTGTTTGGAGAGAGCGACTTCGGCCTTGCGCGCAATCTCATGCAATGCGTCGCGAAAGGCATTGTTGGGCGCGCAGACGACGCTGGCCGACAGTTTCGCATTGCCACCGATCTCCCGCAGCGCCCCCGCCAATTCCGCATTCGTGGCACGGAGGCGGTCTTCCTCGGGGCGGGTGTTCCAATCGCCACCAGCGTAGTGGCCCGGCCCGGTCGCACAGCAGTCCATGCAAAAGCAGAAAACAACCTTGTCACCGCCGCCGCTGTTGATGTCCTTGCTGCCGCAAAACGGACACGCCTTCAACTCGCTCATCGGTCTTCCCCCAGTGCTGCGCGCTTGTGAAATTCGCAGGCCGTGCAGTCAGGTGTGAAATGCCCCTTGCCGCCATTTTCTAGGCAGAAGCCTTCGCAAAGCTGATCTTCCAGCCATTTCTTCGCTTTGTGGAATTGCGCATTCTCAGCCTTGAGCCGGGCGTTTTCTTCCAGGACTGCCGGCATGTTCTCGACAATCGCGGACACCGCGCCTTTGAATTTGTCCAACTCGCTCATCATAATCTCCTGTCCGGGCTATTCCGCTCTAGTACGGGATGTCCCAACTGGGCATGACCTTCGTGATGTCCGCGCCCTTGTTCCTTCGTTTCGGCTTCTCGCCCTTTTTGCGAGGATCGGTGTATCCGCAAACTCGGCAGGTCTGTCCCGGCCAAAGCCGCGTGGCGTTCCGGTTGGGTGGGCACCCGGGGCACTCGATTGTGTGCTTGTCCCGTTCCTTTCGACGGTGCTCTTTCGCGTCCCGCCAGTAGTCGCCTACATCACCCATCGTCTTCTCCTATTCCGCAGCCGCGCGGGCTAGCTTGTGCATCCGGCGAACGCACGAAAGACAAAGGTTGAACGTTCTGCCTAAGTCACTATCGCCGCACTCAATCGAGTCCCCTATGGTGCGGTCACATTCATCGCATGTGCCGTGCGTCCAGGATTTGTTCCCGATAATCCGATCTACTTCGTCGGGGTCTGGGTTGGGTGGAAGGGCGTCCAGTTGTTCGCCGATAACGGCCTTTTCCGGGAACCGATCATACTTGCCGAAATATTGGCGTGCCCATCTGGACGCCGCCACATCCGCTAGTTCCTGCCGGGTGGTTAGCTTCATCGTTCTCTCCTATTCCGCAGCCGCGCGGGCTAGATTTTCCAGGCCATCTTATTCACCCCTCCGACGCGCTATCGCCGTCTGCAGCGCCGACCCGAAGTGCAGCCGCGCCAACGGCGCCAGCATCTCGGCCTCGGCGAATTCGAACAGCTCCGCGTCGAACTCGCCGTGCCGCGCGGGCGTGCATCCGGCCCAATCGCAGCGCCAATGCGGCGGCGCGACCGTCGCCAACTCGATCCGCATCGCGTTGAAGTCAGCCTCCTTGACGCAATCCGGCAGCTCTGGCGCGACCCCGAACTTCTCGGCAATCGCTTCGAAGATGGGTGTCTCGACGTGGGAGATCGCCGGAACGGCGCGTTTCATCGGCGACGTATTGTCTCCGATATATGCCTCCGCGGCGTCGTGGAGCAGCGCTTCCAACTGATACTCTTCCGGCACCAGCTTCGCGACCAGCACGCTATGCTGCGCGACGCTGTAATGCTCGCGTGACGGCGCGCTGTAGTGGCCGCCGTAGCGCACGATCCGGGAGAGCGACGTGATGATGTCGCCGGCGTCGATGTCTTCCGGCTTGGGGTCGAGCGGGTAGAACGGCCTACCGCTGAACACCTGCATATTCGGCCCGCGATTCGCGTCGTGGCCGACGGTATCTATTTCGAGTGGCATCTCTACTCCCCATCGGTTTTCCCGTATCCCGCCATGTAGGCGTAGATCTTCCGTGTCACCCGAAGC